TTTCCGAAGATAACATTAAAACCTTCTGTAAGGTTTATCTTAAGATGTTTTCGTTTTTGCAATCTAACATTGGTTACATTGGATAGTATTGCGACATTCGTTTCATCAATCGCCTTGGCGAGATTTGAATGTCTGAATATACTATCGAAGTTGTTTAAATTTGTATTATCAAAAGAGACTATGCCATTTCTTACTATGGTTTCTAACTCTCCTTTTGATAATGTAGTATCTGCTTCGTTATATTTGAATACAGTAGTCAATAGAATTTTAACTATCTCTGCATCTACAATTACAGGTCTAACAGTCAACATATTAAGTTGATTCAATTTATTCTGTACTTGATTTTTTTCTACAGTTGATAAGTAATCTGAATTTTGTGGTTTAAGTGTTATGAATACTTTACCATACTCAGGTGGATCGTTGTCTTCACCACCCCATACTGCAACTGCATCAGCGTTGGGATAGTATTCTTGTACCTTTGCTTTATAGTCATTCAATGTGACTAATCTATTTTGTGATGTATAGAACTTTGTTGCTTTGAACTTAATTGATTCGATAGATTCTTTCTCTGCACCGCCACCAGCAATCGTCAAAGTCGTGATAGTAGCGTTTGAGAATCCATTGATTGTATCTATAGATGAGAATATTCTTGCACCATCAGCATGAATATCATCAACTGCAATATAAGTGGCACTTATAACATCGCCATCATTTAAACCATTACCCAATACACCATCACCAAAGTATATCTCTAAAAATCCTTCTTCGTTTTCTTGTGCATAGAATACACGAGATGAACTTGTAATTGTTGACACTTCTGTTGAGAGTGAATACTTTGATACTGAACCGTTTGAGTTTACAGATATTTCTAATCTGGATTTATCAACTCTTCCATTTGACAATACAAACTTTGCATTTTTAATCTGGTTATCAAATACAAATGAATCTGTCACATACTGACCTTGAATGATATCTACCAATGGATAGGTGAATACTTGATTATCTCTAATAGGTACTACTGAAGATGCATTAACAAAGTTATATGATACACCATCGAATGTTGTAGAGAAGTTGTGACCTCTGTTTAGGGTCATGTCATTCGCTGTTGGTATAGTTCCGTTTGCGTTAGAGATATTAGTAAGTTTAACTTCAATCTGAGCAGCCGTAGCTCTTTCAGATGCAGGTGTAAACCCTAAGTCTTTTGCACGAGATACGACATTCTTTCTTAATTGTGCTGAGTCTAGAAACATTTCTGATGCAGCCAGGTTTGTGTTTAGACCACCAATGTGTCCTGCATATGCCAACATGTCAATAAGTACCGACATATTAGAACCTTCGAAGTCATAATCTTTAAATTTTTCTTGACCTCTAAGGTAGGTCTTGATATTATCGCCAATTTCTTCGAAATCTAGGTCTGTTGCGTTTATTTGTGAACTTTTTATTGTCATTATCGTACCCTACTTACTGTAAAATCTACACTTGATTGTTTTAATCCGTTTCTAATGACATAACTGACTCTTACATCTATGTTGTTTGCCTCTGAATCACTTATATCTACTCTTATATTGCCAATTCTAGGTTCTAATATTGATAATGATTCTATTATGTCTTTTGTTATTCTCTTTTTTGCACCAATACCATCTAATTCGAATAGTTGAGACCTCAAATTTGCACCAAAATTTGGTTTAAATGGTCTTTCATAGTGATTGGTTAACAAAATGTTTCTTACTGACCTCTTAACTGCATCTGAATCCTTCTTAGTTGTGATATCGCCTGATATAGGATTCGCACTAAATAGTATATCTAAGTCTGTATACTCGTTCTTCTGAGCATTTACTTTAGAATTAGGTTTTGAGTAGTCGTTTAGATTTGCCATATATCTATTTATACATCTCCGTTATTATATTTTAAGTATTGATACACTTTCATTCTCTAAAGGCATCGAATTGAAAACTATTTTGCCATCTGAGATTCTATAATCACCTGTACCCAAGAGACCTAGGGTCTGTTCTACGCCATTTTTAAACACTTTTAAATCTCCAGACGAAGTTGGAATGGTAAATCTATCTGTTTCTCCGTCTGTTGTCTGAAAATTAACTTCGTTATCAATGTTTACATCATTACCACTTGGTCTAGGTGACACTGGTGTGTTTCTTTGACTAGTAGACATGACGCCTGCGATGCCAGCAATTCCAGGAATCGTAAATGGCATACCGATTAGTTTTAGAAAGTCGCACCATGTTAAGAACATGAACTCAAATATCTTACCTAAACCTATTGCACTGAAAAACTTCTTAACAATCTTAACCCATGCAAAGAGAATCTTTTTATGCCAGTTCAATTTAAAGTCCTGAAATTCTAAAGAAATCTCTGCAATCTTTTCTTCTATAGATTCAGTGGTGGATTCTATTTTACCACCTATCATTTTTAGAATATCATAACCAAAAATACTTATCTCTGATATAGAATCTAATATACCTTGATGAAAATCTCTAACTTCTTTTAGAAGTTCGTCTTCTAATTTTCTTTTCTCTTCTTCTTTCTTGTCTAACTCTTCTGATAATTTTATATGGTCATCCATACTAATGTTATCATCTGCCATCTTTGTTTTGATTTCTTCAATTTCTTTCTTAAGTCGATTTATGTCAACAAGCATTCCTGCTTTTGTTTGTTTGAACTTCTCTTTGATTGATGCAATCTTTGCCTCTATCAATGCACCAATATCTAAATTCATAATAGCAATCAATTCTGAGAAAGGTAATTTAGGTAAACCAAGTAAGTCCCAAATTTCTTTAAATACCTTTATGAGTTTTTCAAATGCTTTGACATGTGCATTTTGAACCCATTCTTTGATTTCAGTCTTAATGTACTTCCAAGATAACTTGGCTTTTGCCTCATCATCTATAACACCAAACTCACCATCAAAGTTTCTAAACTCTTCTGGTATCATGTTGAAAAACTTATCTACAAGTTCTTTTTTTGTTATGTATAATGCATCTATTTCTTCTTGCAGTTTGTTTATCTGGTCTTGTAAGTCTGCATGTTCATCTAAAGTTAAATCAGGATTCTTTTGTTTCTCTTTTAAGTCTGCAATTTGTTTTTGTTTAGCAACTATTTGAGTGACAAAATTCTTACCTGCAAGTTGGTCTTGCAACTCTGTACGATAACTAGGACTGGTAACTAGTTTTAAAATGTTGATTGATAGTCCCATAATATTGATATTGAAATCAAACGGTACTAACTTACCAACTAACTCTGCAATCTTTACTGGTATGTAAGTATGAAACTCTGCAAGTAATTCTTCAAAGGCATCTTTCGCCTCTTTTTGCCAATCTCTATTTTGTTTATCCTCAGTTTTAGTCCAATATGGCGACAATGCTTTTTCTAATGTTTCTACAAATTCTTCTATTGTCTTTACAACTTCATCTATCTCTTTTTGCATTCCTTCTACTAATGCTGTCTGAATGTAGTTTTCTTTCTTTTCAATCTCTGCTTGTATTTCTGCAATCTCTTCTTCTGACAACTCAGGATTCTTTATGAGTTCTTGTAGTTCAGCAATTTCTTTTTCTCGTTTTGCTTTATTCTCTTGAAATTTTGCTTGAAGTTCACCAGGTATGGCAGCGATTTCATTAAATGCGTTTGTGATATCTGCTCTAGTTGGTAGAGAGAATATGTCTCCTTCTGGACAAGGAAATTTATCAGCAATACTCTTAGATGATTCTGTTTCTAATTTCTGCTCTTCTACTTGTTTCTCTAAGACTTCTGTTAGTGTTGTCATGATTAACTGTTAGGTCTAAATTTCTGTGCTTGTACAATAACCTCTTTACCAGATTTCAAAGTAATGTTATCACCAGCTGATAATTCTAGTTTACCAGAGACATCAATCTTACCATCGTTATAACCTTTGATGTCTACTTTACCATTTGCGTGTATCTTCGCATCACCTAAAACTCTAACATTGACATTACCACCAACGAATAGGTCGTTATCTTTACATATAACTGTATAGTTGTCATTCACTACTCTATGAATCTCATTACCGTCTGCATCTATTTCATAGAAAGTACCTGTTCTATGTTCTACTGAGATTCTCTCATTGCCTCTTGTATCATCTAGTTCTAAGATGTGACCAGATTCAGTGTACAATGCTTTGTTGAAAGGATACATAGGGGTTGCATTTGACTTAGCATTTGTGATATACTCGGACATATCCCTTGAGTCATACTTTGCATCACCTGTTGTAAATACATTTACATCTGTTGCATCTTTGACTAAAGGATAGTAAGGCAACTCTTTATCTGCCTCTGTAAATTCTTCTCTCTTTGAACCTGCCCCACCATATGTTATGCCGGCATCTTTAAGTAATTGTGGAGATTTTTCTAGTGAAAGAGATAATGAGTTTGGTCTTTGTGGAGCACTAGGTGGATTTAAACCATCATTCGTTCCACTGTAATCTGCCTCAGTCTTTCTTCTAGGGTCATTGAAACCTTTATCTACACTACGAAGAATTAATTCATCGGTTATAGTTTCTTTATATCCTTGTTGTGAGATACCTTGTTGAACACCCATGACAACAAAGTCTTGCATGTCTTCATCTCTCCAGAAACCAAATACAGTAGTTCCCTCTACGAGAGAATGTTGAATACCAAAACCACCAAGACCAGCATTTGTTGTGGGCATGATAACATGTGACCAAGGTAAGTCTGGTGAGGATATTTTATTCTTATCATCCGTATGACAACCATGAACACGAACTCTAACACGACCAATCTTCAGTGGGTCGTTTCTATCTTCTACTATGCCGTAATACCAATCCATTATGATGCCTCTGGTTTAGATACTTTGTCTAATGGTTTATATGTTGTTATATCTACACCATAACTTTCTTTGATTGTTTGTAATGTCAACTTTCCTGTGTTCGCTAATGGGTTTATACTTACAGTCATCTTACCTATTAAATATCTATTATCCATCATTTCATCTCCAGGTTGGTCATCATCCTTTTTCTCATGTGTTGGTAGAGTCAATTTGACTACAGTGCCAACTGAGATATCACTTCTAAATGGTATAACAACTTTAACTACATTTTGTTCAAACATAGATAATAATGCTCTTCTTTCAAGTGGTCCAGAATCTCTGTATTCTTGTCCCTTTTGTTGTGTTATAGATTTATTGACACTAG